AGTGTAGCAGATTTACCATCACGATAACTTGTTGCACAAAAATAATCGGAAGACAAAGCAACACCGGCACCTCCGACTCCGTTCATTCCCGCAACATTTTGATATGTTTTTTCATTGAATTTTCCACCAGTATGAGATAAAGTAAAAATAGACTCTAATGCTTCAGTTCCGTCCTTTCTCAATCCAAACGGACAGCCGCGACCCTCATCACCTATAATCACTCTATTACCTTCAAAAATCTCAATAGTAATCTTATTACCAAATCCCATAGTTGCTTCATCAATAGAATTGGTAATAATCTCTCTAATACATTGAAGAACTCCCATATTGTCCGCACTGCCCATATACATCGCGACACGTTGACGGATACCTTCTCTAAAAGACAGGGTTTGGATACTATCAACATCATATTTTATATTTTCGTTCATAATCCTATCCTTTCTAAATTTAAATCTTCATACTTTATATTATAATCTTTTTTATAACGAATTTCAAATAATTGAATATTATGATTTTTACAATACTCACGCTTCATTTCGTCGTGTCTCACAATATCTTTTGAATAGAAACCATTTGACTCACACCAATGTTGTTCGCCTTGATATTCTATTAAACCCTTAAGGTTATTTTCATTATCAAATAAAGCAAAATCAAATCGTAATGGATAAATATCATATAAATCATCAAACATATATTCTTGTTTGAAAATAATATTATGTTCTTTTAATAATTGAGCAATTTGAAATTCACCTTTAGAACGCATACATCCACAACTAGTTGTATCGCCAGACGCTAAACATTGATGTTGAATTTCACAAATATTGCCGCAATCACATTGACATTTATATAATCTACTACGTTTTCCACTCGCGTGTGTAACAAATCCAGATTCTTCTAATACTATTAATTTTCCAAATCGTTGTCCTACTAATGAGCCAACTCTATCCATATTGGATTGTGCGGCACGCTCTTTTTGATAACATCCGCAAGATTTTGTATTGCCTTGACGTAGACTTTTACCACGTACAACAACCTGATTACCACATTTACATTGACATAACCATTGAGCACGATTATCTTTGTCGTTTTCGGCTCGTGCGATTACTGTTAAATATCCATATATATTTCCTATTTCGTTTTTTAAAGCCATATTTATTTCCTCCATCTATATATAAGTAGTTCTGGTATAAATGGACTCTAAAAATTTCATACCGGTTATTGATTAATTTCATCAATGCTATATCTAATCAATTTATATATCACCCATATCAATACAGCAATACCTATGCCGCATAATATACCTAAATGAAAAGCAAATTCATACTTAAAATTACACATTTATTTGCTCCTTTCAACTTCATATATAACAATTATAACAAAAAAATAACGGAAAGTCAATAAATCAACTTTCCGTTAATGAATATTTATTACTTTTTTCTATTTTCCTTTTTTACTTCATGTATATCTTCTATTATCTCTGATATGGCTACTGCCAATACCATCAATGTCATACCTATCATTATTCCTGCGATAAAAGTGAGTAAATCGATATCATACATAGTATCACCTCTCTTATATCTATCTGTAATAAATACTCTAAAATATAAGTAAAATAAGAATGATACTGCTAGATAAAATTACTCCCAACTACGTACATTAGTTCTATATGTATTACGCTGATACTTTTTCTTACCAACAGGCTGGCGTGCCCAGATTAGTAATTCTTTCGCGCGAGTTGCGGCCACATATGCAACACATTTCTCTTCAATATTATAAAAACGAGCACCAATTACAGCAACATTGCGCGCTTCTAATCCTTTTGCGGCATGGATTGTAAGCACCTTAACAGTATTTTCACGAAGTTTTTTATGTAAATTAGCTCGTGTTAAATCTTTACGTTTAAATGTATCACAAGGCACTCCTTTATCTTTTAATACAGAACAAAAATATTCAATTTCATCATTTGTTCTACATAGTACAAACCAGTCTCGCCATTCTTGATTATATTTCTTAGTCCAAGTAATTATACCATTTGATAAGGTATCTGAAGAATACTCTACATCTTGAACGGTACCAATTCTACCAGTCATACTAACAGAATTATCATCATAATCAATACCGGCGAGATGAATAATACCTTTTGCATATTCTAAAATTTTTGTACCGCATCGATAATTATTTAATAAATAATAAGTTTTTACCCCATGACTATGTTGTAATTTAATAAATTCATCAGGATCTGCACTTGCAAAACGATAAATACTTTGACGTTGATCTCCAACCAGCATCCAATTTTCTGGCATTACCATATTCAATAAAAATTCAAACTGCTGATCAGTACTATCTTGTGCTTCATCTAAAAATAAATATTGTACAGATCGTATACATCCTGTGTTCTTTTTAATTAATTCAAATAAAGCATCAAAATCTTCTTCTTCAAGATATTTTTTAGTATCAATTCCATAGGCACATAATAAATAATTGGCATAACTATGAACAGTACCAATAAATGCGCCACGTCCCATAATACCTACACGTTCTTGAAGTTCTTCTGCGGCATTATTAGTAAAAGTAATAGCAACAATATTATGCGCATCTACACCATCATCCAATAATTTTTTTAATCGTTCTGTTAATACTGTTGTTTTTCCCGAACCTGCTGCGGCGTTTACCACAATATATTGTTCAGTTGCGTTAATAATTGCTTCTTGTTCTTTGTTTAATTGCATAATTTTTCTCCTACCCGTTCAGTTCTTCCTGCTCGGGATTTTGTTATCCGACTCGTTCATTGAGTCCATATTTAGTACTATCATAAAACTGAATCCAGAATTTTTCTCGTTCAGTTAATTTGTCTTTTGGTACTTCTTCAAGTAATTCAAAAGTAAATTGATCTATACCATCTTTTTCCATTGTTGTATGAAGAATAGAATGCGATATGGTACCACAATGGAATGCTGATTTTGTATGTTGCTGCCATCTAGATTTTATATCAGTAGATTTACCTATATATATTTCACCAGTTTTAAGACGGGTTATTTTATATATACCACTTGGCGCCTCACCTTTGAGTACTCGTTTTATCATTTCATTGGTTGGTTTAGAAATATACATATCATAAATCAACTTATCTAATAATGTTGTCTTATGTAAGTGATTTCTTGCATTGTTTAATAAATTAATATCGTCAATATCCTCTTGCGAAAGTTGAATTGTATAAAATTCTTCTTGGTCTGCTAATTCTCTTTGTCTAATAATTTCTTGATTTATTGCATCGCGCCGCGCCTTAAAATCATTTAATTCTAGTTTCATCTAAAGATATTCAGAATTCATTTGTGCAATAGTTTCTTGAATATGTGCGATTTCTTGTTCTGCTAATTCATTATAAGAGGCTAGACCTTCATTATATACCTATAAAGCCAGTAATTGTTGCGCTTCTTGTTTTTCTTTTAAAGACTGATTAGTAGTTGCAATGGTTTCTTGTAAATATGCCAATATTTGTTTTTGACGGTTTATTTCTTCATCTGCTCTTTCTCTATCTTGTGATAATTGAAATGATTGCATATTACGCTAATATTCAAATTCTTTTCTAAGTTTATCTTGTTCATTTTTGCGCCATTGATCTAATTCATATTGAGTCTATTGTGTTAATTCATTTTTCTATCCGCGAAGTGCATCTTCTAACTTTGAAATTTTGCGCGAATCAATATAAATAATTATACATATAACTAATACACTTATAATAATTGGTATCATTTTATAATCCTCCAGTATTTTCATAAATATATTATATCAAAATTTTCAAGAAAAATCAATATTTTATAAAAAAACCACTACTTAAAAAGTAGTGGTTTAATCCTTAATCTCCCATCCGCGCATAATTTTATAAATCCTTTCGATAAACTCGTCGTCTTCAATATCATAATTGCCATATAAACGATTTAACTAATCGCGCTCAACAGTAGATAAGGTCTAGTCTTCTGAATGGGTTAAATACATATCAAGAATTTGCTATCGTAAAATATCCATATTTACATGTTTTAATGCGGTAGTCTAATAAAGTGTCTATGTCATTAAATATTTAATATCACGTAAAACAGGCATTATTTCTGATAATAGGCTTCTCGCAATTTTTTTATTCAAAGGAGCCATCGGCTACTCACCAATAATTTCTTGATATAATACATACATATCAAAGACTAGAAAAAATCCTAATGCGATAATAACAATCGAAGTTCCTACTCCAGACATAATGATATACCTCCATTCCATTTATATGTAATTTTACATTAGATATAATTCAGTATATTAAGTAGTCTGCAGATGGTGTTCGTAATCATCAATATTTTTATATCGATTAAGCGCACGATATTCATCTTTTATAAGATCATCGTATGTATATAATTTATCCATATCCCAATATGGTATAATATATAATATTAAATTATGAGATAAAGCATAAGATATCTTGCGCATATCTCTTCCTTGTGCCTGTTTAAATTCCTGTGTGGTCTTATAAAAATGTTGCACATAATGGTAATGCTGCTCACCATTAAATTCAATTAAAATATTTTGTGATGGAATGTAAAAATCATATCGAAAGCGCCCACCGCGCAAATTCATAAATGTTTTTTCCGTTTGGTAATTGATATGCGCGCTTGTTAATATTTGCGCGATTTTAGTTTCACCTTTTGTCATATTATCTCCAATAAAATGGATATTGTAAGACGTTTACGTCTTACATTATCCGCATTTATCATTTATTATTTATTTATTATTATTTATTATTTATTATTTATAGGCGTACATGGCGTAAATGGCGTAATACGCCAAAATTACAGTAAGTGGCGTAAAATGGCGTAAATTAATGGTAAAGATTGTAAAGTTCCGGATAATTTTCTCTAATAAACTTTAAACGCTTACTTACTTCTTGTTGTGAAACACCTACTTTTGCGCCAATTGCGGATTGAGTATAATGCTCGCCCCAATATAATTTTGCTAATAATTCATATTGCTTGTCTATTTTCTGATTTTCACATTCTATATTATAACTATCTAAGTTATGTTCAAGTTTACGCTTATATGGACGTAATTCCGCCATTACATCCCTATCGTCCGCATAATTAGTATCACCTGTTAATGAATATTCGATTGCCGCGAACGCAACCTTACATGCTAATTCATGGTCATTTTCTGAAGACATATCATATAATGCTTCTAATAACTCACGTGGTATGCGTCCATGAGGCATCATAATATTTAACTGCGTTATATTTTTGCTCATTGAATAATGCACCTCCATCAATTATAATTACTGATGAAGACTATCCATAATCTTTTTATAAGCAGTAGAAAATTCTGGAGTTATTGTAAAAAAATACACCCATCGGTCAGGTTCTTTAAAGTTACGCTGTTTACGAACATAATGAAAACCGCGATCCTCTAACATACCAAACACTTTGGGTGAAAAAACTATTTGCTCATGCATATTTAATTCTCCTTGCTTTTCGCTTAATGAACTTAGAACTTTTTCTAGTTATAGTATATAAAAAATTTGAATTAAAATCAATCTTTTTATTTTAATATGTAAATTATTGAACACTCTACAAAATTGGTGCTGGGTATTAAAATTATATACTCGTCTTTTGTTTATTTTACTTATACATGTAAGAGAAAGTAAGGGGCGTATGCTCTTAAGGAGGAATATATGGCTTATAATGAATTATTACAAGTTGGCAATTCATATAACAAACCAGTAAAAACATTTTATCTTACAGAATCTGCAGGACAAAGTGCGCAAGAAGCATTAGCGACACTTCCTAAGAATATTCCTGCCGGTTCAGTATGCGAATATCTTACAACTGGTGGACTTGATGTTTATATGCTATTGAAAACAGAAGAAAATCCCGAAAATGGATAGTGGGTACTGATTTAAGGAGGTGAAGTAATATGGCATTTGATGCTGTGACCTACGCTGCTGCGAGAACCGCTGCAAGAAAATATACTGATACCTCTATTGAAAGCGTTTCTAAGGGATATAATTATAAAGGTACCGTTGCGAATGCATCTGCATTACCTTTAAGTGGTAATACAAAAGGTGACCTCTATATCACACAAAACAATGGACATGAATATGTATGGACCATTGATGCGGCAAGTGGTCAATTAACAGATTGGATTGACAAAAGCATGGATCTCGATACCAAGATTGCTAATCCGTCTGAAAAGGAAAATAATGATACTTTAATTTTTAATGAAACTAGTAACAAATGGGAATCCTCATCTTTAAAGAGTGTTAATGGACAAAGTTTACTTGGAAGTGGAGATGTAGAGATAAAGACATATCAAGCATTTCCAACTATTTGGTAGACGAGTGGTACCCTTGAAGAAGTAGTTGATAGTATCTTACAAGATGAAACATATACGAAAAAAGGTATGGCATATCTTGGAGATATTCAAGGCGAATGCACTCCATTTGGTTATGGTAATGCGGAATGTACCGTTTCTTTTTTACTTGATGGAGTTGCAGTTTTAAGTGTAAGTAGTTCAAACGTTGCACCGTATAAGTGGGATTATAATACTGCATCATATGATTATGTTTGGAAAAAATGTACCGATGTTGTTGCAAATCCTTCTGCAGTTGCACTAGAACCATTAACTAAGATTTCGATTGATGGTGAATTATACAAGATTGAAGGTAAGAATTATTCTGCGGGTCAGAATATTACCATTAACAATGATATTATTTCCGCAACAGATACTAAATATACTGCTGGAGAAAATATTACAATTGATACAAATAATGTAATTAATGCAGCAACTGCTTCTTTTGATGAAAAAACCGTTATTAAAGGTTCTGATAATAAGTATCAAACTGAAATTGGCGGATGGAAGGAAACAACTCCTGAACAATTAACAAATTTATTTATTAATACTAAGGCAGATGGTTCTCCTACTTATATCGATCCAGATAAATATGAAATTGGTTGGGATTACAGTCCAACAATTACATCTTTAGTAAGTGGCGCGACTACAGCAACTGTAAAGGTTAAGATAACAGTATTAGATACAATTTTTGATAATAATGTCCTTTTAACAAAAGCAGAATCTATTCCAGCATATTGGGAAAGCGCTGATTTAACAATCGGTGCTTATACATATAAGATTAAAGTATATGATAACTATGTTGGTAGTAATCAAGGCGGATTTGGTTTAATTGCAAACAATCATTCTGTAGATTTGAGTCACTCCATTATGGAAGTTGGCGCATTAGTTACTGGTTCTTCAACAGTTATATATCACCCAATTGATAATAAGTTTGTAAAAACGGATAACTCATTAACTGTTAATAATGATAATCAACTTAAAGTTAATACTGAAGTAATTCAAGATAAACTTAGTGCTGGTAGTAATGTAACAATTAATGATGATAATGTTATTTCCGCAGTAGATACTACATATACTGCTGGTACAAACGTAACTATTGATAGTAATAATGTAATCCGTTCTAATGAAAAGTTACAATCTGCTATTGTGGTACAAAACGCTATTGGTGATATTAAAGTTGGAGAAACATTACCAGTTGGTACATCAGTAGAAACTATTATTCGTAGGATGTTACTCACATCTGCGCCAGTAGTTGGTGTTGCTTTTTACTGGGGCGCCATTGATGAATCCGTACCTACACTTGCTAGTTTAGACCAATTAAATAAATCAATTGGATTAAATAAAGATACTTTAATCGCAAATGGATTAGAAAAGAATATCGTATCTAATTATATTCCCGCACTTGATGAGGGACAAGTTCAATTAGTTGCGGTTAGTAAGTCATTACGAGTATCTGATTGGAAAAATAAAGCTACTGGCTGGTCATATAAGGGTAATTATACAGAAATTACTTTAGGTGAATTTAATGTATACTACTTTAATCAACGCGTTGATAGTGAACCAGACGGCGAGGATATGAAGTTTGAGTTTTAGGAGGCTTGATAATGGCAATTGTATTATCCACTGGTTTATAGATTAATGGTAAAGATCCAGTCGACACCAGATTAGTTTTAACCAAGGCTGAAATGTTAGCCATGAAAGGCTCAAAAATGCCTGATAATTATATGTGTATTTGTAAGGATGATGGGAAACTTTATATTTGGAATAGTACCTTTACTCCGAGCACTACATTAGGTAGATTTAAGCCGTATGAAGAAGTTATGGATGTCGCTGATGCTGTAAATCAGTCAATGGCTAGTCCAACTTCTAAAGCAAAATTAGAATCAGCTTTATCTGCAACAGTACCAAATTCTTTAAAAACCGCTCTTGAGAGTCAACCTTTAGAAAGCGGTTTAAAGGTTGATACTGCTGGTAATATTTTGATCAAGACTTTAACTGAAGAAGAAATTCATGAAGTTATAGATTGATATATACTTATAACTATAGTTATGTAAGGAGATATTAACATGGCAGAAATGCAAAAGTATTTAGACAAAGCGGGTTTACAAGTCGTATGGGACGCCGCCAAGGCTAAATTTATTGATGATGCTGAACTTGCTAGTGCTCTTGCGTCTTATGAAAAAATCGAAGACTTGCAAAGAGATTATTATAACAAGTCCGAAATTACAGCATTAATTAACAATTTAGCTTAGGTATATGCTACCAAAACTGAACTCGCCAATGGTCTTGCTACAAAGGTTGATAAACAAATCACCTCTGCATCTGGTAAGGCTCTTATCTTCAATGAAGCAGACGGCGGTGGTGCCAAGTTCGAACATTCAGATGGTACTGAATCATTTGTTGGTGTTAACAACGGTGGTCAGAATGGTCTGATGGCACAGATTTATGCCGATAAGCTTGTAGAAGGCGCTTGGCAGGGCGCTAAACTCGATGTATACAATGACGGTATTTATTATACAGTTGGTAATAAGAGTGCTGCAGAAAGAAAAAATGTCGATAATGAACTTGTTGTTAAGAAAGACATCAAGGATCTTGCCGGCGGAATGCATTTCATTGGTGTTGGTACTTATCGTACTGGTGTTTCGTTAGACGTCTTAATTGAAGAAGTCTATGTTGCACAAGGAAAAGTATACGCTGATAGAAAGGCTGGTGATTTGGTAGTATTAAAAGATTCTACAAATGACCGCGAATTTGTTTGTGATAATAATAAAACATGGATTGAACTGGGTGATCAAGGCTTATATGCTACTAAAGCAGAATTAGCTGCAGAAGCATCTAGTAGAGAAAGTGCCGACTCAACAGAAGCCGCTTTAAGAGAAACCGCTGATAATAATTTACAAGCAAATATTACTGCTGAAGCTTCAACAAGAGCGGCTGAAGACGCGAAGAAATCAGATTTACCGCCTGAATGTCCTGCATGGCTCAATCCGACTGGTGAAACTCCATATCCATGGTTTATGGCTAGTCTTGATGTAGAAAGTACAGGATTGGGACCCGATGCTGAGGGTAATTTAAAAGCAAATGTTGGCGCTTATAATTTTAATTTTAAGCAATATTATAAATGGGAAAAGAATTTACCAATGGCTGCTAGTCAAGCAAAAGCTGGATTAATGGTTGCCGCTGATAAAACTAAACTCGATAATATTTCGACATTAACACAAGCAGAAATTGAAGAAATTTGTAAGTGAGAAGGTGGGGAGACTCACCTCATCTTCTCCATGATAGGAGGAGGCGCTTATGGCTGCAACTAAATATTTAGATCAAGAAGGCCTAAGTCTTCTTTGGTCTAAAATTAAAGAGTAGGACGCATTATATGAACAAGTATATGGTTATTATTTAAATAATAAGTTTTATAAAGATAGTACATATACTGTTGAAATTCCTACCTCTAAAAAGCACATATATATTGATAACAATAGCGGCGATATTTATTACTTTAATGGTATTTTATATCGCAGGGCCGTACAACAAGCAGATGGTAGTGTACCTGGTATTTTAAAGTTATATACCACTAGTGGTCAGAACACAGATGGTACTATGACACAAAAGGCTATTACTGATGGAGTTCAAGCAATTAGTTTTGCTATTGACTCTACTGAATCTGAATGTTTAGTACTTAATTTACCGTGGAATTAATATATATCCATTATTGTTTATTGATGATTATAAATATAAATTCATTATATTTATAATCATCAAGATGATAATTTATTTCAATATTAAGTTGAATAATTTATTATTCAATTATTAATATAAAACCATATAAAGTTTATACAATATTGGAGGAAATTTTTATTATGGCTGATTTATCAAAAGTTAAAATTGGTGGCGACATCTATAGTCTTAAGGACGCAACCGCTCGTGAAGCCATTGGTGATAGCACTAAGGGTTTAATTAAGAGTTTAAACGATGAAATTAGCGCAAGAGCTAGTGGCGATAGTGCTCTTGATACAAGAATCACTGCTCTTGAATCTAAGGGTAGATATCTGTCTACTTGGGATGCTACAACAGGTCTTCCGCAGACATATCCTGAAGTAAGTGGAGATTATCCTAAGACTTATAATTATCGTGCTGGTGACTATTATATCGTTAATAAGGTTGGTGCTTCCAATTTAATGCCGAAGGGCAGTTCTATTACAAAGCAAGATGCTGCATCTGCTTGGGTAGTAGGAAGTGAAGCTTATACTGGAACATTAAGTCTTGGTGACCAGTTCCAATATGATGGCACAAACTGGACTCACATTGCATCCGCTACCACAGTTGCATTCGCTAACATTCAAGGCGACGCAATGGAGAATACAAATCTTGCTGGCAAGTTAAATGCTAAGGAAGATAAGAGTGCTCTCAAGGCTCTTGCTTATAAGGATTCTGCATCTGGCACAGTTGCTAGTCAAACAATCTCTGGTGTAAAGGCTACTGGTACTATCAATGCATCTCTTACAGGTGCACTTGGTGAATCTGATGCAACAGCTAGCATTACAACAAAGGCTGCATTCACACCGGAAGGAAGCATTACAGGTTCCGCAATTAGTGGTGGTTCCATCAACGTAACAGTTAAGGATGCTGCATCCGCAACTGCAGTTACAGATCTTACTTATGAAAACTATACACCTGCTGGAACAGTTTCCGCTAAGGCTACTGGCGGTACATCTAGCGTACTTGCTTCTGCTACATTCGAAGCAGATTCCAATGGTACTGCAATCAGTGGTACAGTTTCTAAGCCAAACATTACAGTTACTGCTGGTACAGAAAAGACATTTGCTACTGGTCTTACTGGTGGTAAGGTTGCTTCCATTGATACAACAAAGTTCTCTGGTGGTTCTTTCACTGGCGCATCTCAAGCTTCCTTCACACAAGGCGCAAAGGCTTCCTTCACACAAGGTGCAAAGGCTGCTCTCTCCACATCTAACATTAGTTATGTTGAATCTGGTGTAGAAGTTGCCGTTGATGACGAAGATGAAGAAATGCTTGTATTCACAAATGTAACCGCTAAGAGTGCTAAGGCTGTTGATACATTCTCTGCTAATGGCGATGACACATTTGTTGCTAATGGCGATGACAGCTTCACTGCTAACAATGTTGGTACATTTACTGCTGCTGCTATTTCCGAAGGATTCTTCACTGCAAACGAACTTCAAGATGTTGCTACAGATAAGGTACACGATACCCCATCTGCTGCTCTCGCTGAAGCTCCAACATTCACAGGTGATAAGTTCAGAGTTGCTACAACAACAGATACAGTACTTAAGGATGTTGAATTCTCTGGTACTGCCGCCGCAGTTAAGCTCACTGGTGCTAAGTATCTTAAGCAAGAAATTGATGCTAAGACATTCACACCCGTTGCGGCAGAACTCGGATTCTCTGGTACAGAAATTAAGAATCTTATTCCGACAGAAATTGGATATAAGAAGACTACACTTGGTTCTCTCGCTGCTAGCGCTTCTGTTCAAGAAGGCGGCCTTGCAGTTGGCGATATCACTGTTTCCAGCAAGGAAGTTACTGTTTCCTAATTTTAATTAAAAGACAGTTAAATATGAATAGAGGGTTGAAATATACCCTCTATTTTTTATAGAGGATAATATGAGTAAAGAAATTAGTAAAATTAAGTTAGTTAACGGAGAAGAATTTGATATTAAAGATGCTTATCTTCGTTAGTAGATTATTGATTTTATAGGCATCAAACCAGATAAAAAGGAGGACGAAAATGTTGCACAATGAAGCAGTAACAACTGCAAAGATTATTATGGAAGATGTTAGTTTAAATGCCGCTCCTAAATTACCAAAGACTTCTCGTAAAATGGATGGATGGGGAGAAAATAAAGGTACACCGTAGGTTCCGGCTGGCAGTGATGATTAATAAATATTGATTTTAAAAGAGAGCAAGGTTATATGTAAAATATTGGATTTTATATTTAATAAGCCTACTTATATATAGCAATTATATTAGATTTTACTCTGATAAGAAAATAAAGGAGAAAGTTTATGAAATATTATGGTTCTGTAAGCGATGACAAGGACCTTGCTACTAAAGAATATGTCGATACCCATGGTGGCGGTGGTGGAACGCCAGAGGCATATTTAAAATCAGCGGCAGTAGACAAAAATACGCTTACATTAACAAAGAAAGATGATTCAACTGTCTCATATACTTCACTTCATTATTATATGAAGAATGAAGTTACTGGTGTTGCTGGAACGTCTTCTACACAATTATCTTCCACTTATGACGTAACTGATGCTAATGTTGCGGCATATCATGATGGTATGATGGTATCATTTGTACTACCTGTTGCGGGTGTAACCACTTATGGTTCGGTATTCCAAGTTAATTCATTAGGATACCACCCCGTAGTATATGCAACAGACAGTTCAATAGGTACACGATATCCAGTTGGCGGTCAAGTAACAATGATATACAATTCGGTACAGACTGCTACTGCTTATCTTACAAAAAATACCAAGATAACTATTACAGGTTGTTGGCAAGTTATGGACTATGATACATCCACAACCGATGCACGTAAGGTTTTTGATTATTATTTAAGACCATATAACGGAGCAAATACGCTATATAGATATAAACTTTGCGCATTAGATAAGGATAATCGTATTGCTCCAATTACTATTACAAACCAAGAATCTGCTACACAAGTAGCAAAAACTCCAAATAGTGTTGCATTAAAAACTAGTGATTTATGGATGTATACATCATCATCTAATATATCTGCAAGTAAAGCAGTAACTGCTAATTCACTTGCTACTACATATTATGGTGATAATATGTGCGCATATAATTTTAATGCATCTATACCTGCTTATAGAATAATTTATTTACGTGGTACTTATAATACTACTAATGGATTATTTACATTGTATAATGATGGTTCTAATCCTTGTACAAGTTATTATACATCAGTTCCAAATAATACCGCAAATATTAATTTAAGTAGTTATTTTGTATCTGGTTATTATTATTGGCTTGTTGGTAGTACATATAGTACAGCAGATTATTTATCAGTATTTGGACATAATCCGCTTTATTATTTTGATGGTACAAATTTAATTCCATATCAAGAGCATTTAATTGCATTAAAACAAGACAATCTTGTTAGTGGAACCAATATTAAAACAGTAAATAGCGAATCTATTTTAGGTTCTGGTGATTTAGAAATAGCCCCTACACATCAACAAGTAATTGATGCTTTGGGTTATACTCCACTTAGCCCAGAAGACAAAGGTGTCGCAAATGGTATTGCAAGTTTAGATAGTACTGGAAAGGTACCAACCGCGCAATTACCAAGTTATGTAGATGATGTAATTGAAGGTTATTATTATAACAATAAATTCTATTCAGATTCTGCACATACTCAAGAGATTACACCTGAATCTGGTAAGATTTACGTAGATTTACATACAAATAAGACTTATAGATGGTCTGGTAGTGCTTATGTAGAAATTAGTGCGTCGCTTGTATTGGGTGAAACTTCTACAACCGCGTATCGTGGAGATAGAGGTAAGATCGCTTATGATCACTCTCAATTAACAAGTGGTAATCCACATAATGTAAGTAAATCTGATTTAGGTATTGCTAACGTTGAGAATAAATCTTCTGCTACTATTAGAAGTGAAATTACTGATTCTAATGTAACTTCTGCTCTTGGATACACACCATATGATGCTACTAACCCTGCAGGATATATTAGCGGCATTACTGGTCAAGATGTTTCTGTTGCATTGGGTTACACTCCGTATGATGCTAATAACCCAAATAGATATATTAGTGGAATTAGTGGTGCTGATGTAACTACAGCACTTGGTTATACACCATATAATGCTACAAATCCGCAAGGATACATTTCTGGTATTACAGGATCAAACGTTGTGGCGGCCCTGGGATATACACCATATAATAACACTAATCCGAATGGATATATTAGTGGTATTAATTCATCTGATGTTACAACTGCACTTGGTTTTACACCATATAACGCAACAAATCCGAGCAATTACGTTGACCAAAATGTAAATAATTTAACCAATTATTTCACAAAGACTGAAGTTTAGGGTATGGTTGGAAATAGATTCCAAGCGTTAATTGTACAAACATTACCGACTTCCGATATCTCTACAAGCACTATTTATATGGTGCTTCAAACTGGTCAAGCCGATATTTATGATGAATGGATGTATATTAGTAATACCTGGACTAAGATTGGTACTACATCAATTGATATGTCTGAATATGCTAAAACATCTGAATTGCACAATGTTGCTTTAACGGGCGCTTATTCATCACTTGTTGGAAGACCTGAAATCCCTGATGATACTTCAGATTTAACAAATGGCGCCGGATATATTACAAAATCAGTTAATAACTTAGATAACTATACTGCGACTAATGATTTGGCGGCTGTTGCATTAACTGGTGCATATAATGATTTAACTGGTAAGCCGACTGCAATTACAAATGTAAGTCAACTTGCAAACGATGAACATTATATTAAGCAATCAGATTTAGCAACTACTAATATCTCTTCATTGTATAATGACGTTCCATATGCTACATTAAATCAAATTCAAGGACTTGAAGATATTGATGTAGAAGAAATTAAGAAAGCTATTGCTGCTATGGAACATATTGGTACCGTTACACAAGTTACTGCTGGTACAGGTTTAACTGGTGGCGGAAATACTTCTGTGACATTAAATCACGCCAATAGTGTTACAGCAAAATCTGGTTATCCAACTGGTACAACTCTTGAGAATGGTGGTTCATTTACTGTTAGAGATGCTCAATATGATGCACAAGGCCATATTACAGGAACTCAAGATAGAACAATTACAATGACCGCGATTCCGGCTTATGATGATACTGCAGTGCGCGGATTAATTTCAGATGAAACAGATGCAAGAGAATTAACAGATGCTAGGGTTGATGCATTAGAAGATTTTAATAAAGCTACATTTAATTCGTTTGTATTCTGTATATTTGGTATTGAACCTTATATTGATCCTAGTACGATGCAAATTGTTCCAAATAGATACTATCAACGTTCTGATGTGGACACTGGTATCTTTATGGACAGTCAAAAGGTCGATATTCATCTTAAAGCCTGGTTACAATATCATTATGGAATTAATACAACCGATCAATTAAAGAATGTTACATGTTATGTATATGCTATGGGTGACCATGGTGAATATGTAAATCATATGGTAACCTTCTGGAGACAAAAGAGTAATCCAAGCATTACAAGTTATCCACACTTACAACAAGTTGGCAGTTTCAGTGACGATGGATATGGTTCGGTTCATCGATTTAGTACTAATGAAATTGGTGCAATTCTTTCGTCAACTGATGATGGATACATTACCGCTGATCCATTGGGTACTGGTAAGGGATTTGTATCTGGATGGAACACTCTTAAAGGACGTGTAAGCACAGTTGAATCTGGAAAACAAGCAAAATTAACTGCTGGTACAAACATTACAATTGATGACAATAATGTTATTAGTGCATCTGGTGGTGGTTCTGGTACAGTAACAAGCGTTAGCGCTGGAACTGGTTTAAGTATTTCAGGTACTGCAAGTGTTAATCCGACAGTAAATGTTGCTAATACACATAAATTACCGACTACATCAGAGTGGGCTGGTAAGCAAGATACATTAACTACTGGTTTAGTAGATGTTGTTAATGGAACAACTCCAATTAGTGTTGCCAAGATTTGGATTGATGAATCTTCGTCTGGTAGTACAATTTATAATGCTGCGCAAGGTACGCCATTAGTAGCAACTAACACAGCAGGCATGACTGATACTGGTAGACTTTATGTACTTACTACAAATCAACATATTTATGCATATCAAAATTCTGCATGGACAGATACTGGAATGACATACTCTGGTTCTGAATTAGACGCAAATCTTGTTCAAGGTAGAAATAGTTACTTCTATGTAGATACCACTACTGGTTATGTATCAGTTGTTGGTAATATTGACGTATATTCTGGTGTTGGTGGTCAGTATTATAGATTTAGTAATGCCGAAAATGTTTGTCAAATTACAGGCGCTGGCTCTGCATCGATTATTTATAAACCTGCATCTCAGTCATTTTATTATGGCGAAAACCAAACAGAAGGTGTTGTAGTTGCTACCACATTCGGACAAAACATTTATCCGAAGGGCAATGTTACTGTAAAATATTCCGATGGAAGACAATTAAAAACATTAAATACAGTACAAGAAGAAGCAGATAGTTTAGTTAATGCCGTAGTAGTTGATGCTTGGATGGTATCGCCTGGCGGCACTGGTTACTTCAGTGTAGATTTGTCTACTGGCTATGTATCTATTGTTGGATTAATAGATATTTATTATGGCGCTGGTGCTAAGTATAAGAGATTATAGAATGTAAGTAATATTTGTAGAATAACTGGTGGCGGAACCTCAACATTACTCTTTAATCCGTCTACAAATACTATTACTTATGGTGATAGTACATCTAGTGGAATTATTATTGCTACCACATTGGGTAAATACATTTATCCAAAGGGAGAAGTTACAGTTAAGTATTCTGATGGTACAGAACTTGATGCTTCCTCAGTTAGACAAGCTGCAATTACAAGCAATACCGCTAGAATTGAAGCGCTCGAAACTGGTGGCGGATTACCTGCATTTGCTAAATCTGCTGCATATGAGACATATCAAAGAATGTTAGAGTGGGCTGGTGATGATTCTATTTGCACTATTGCACAAGTAACTGACGTTCATTCTGCTGATACTGATAAATATAGAGCAGTTGGATATTTGAACGAAATTAATTCCTTATTTGGATTTGATTTAGTTGGTAACTTTGGTGATATTGGTTTAGATACCACAAGCGAAACTACCACAACTGGTTATGAATTAATTAGTGATACCAAGATGAGAATGAAACCAGAAACACAATGGGTATTCTTAAAGGGTAACCACGATTCTGGTAGAGTTCTTCAGTTAAGCGATGATAAGATATCTACAATATTTAATAAACCATTTGCAAAGCATTATTCAAATATGCATGAAAGTGGAAAAGGTTATGGATACATTGATTTAAATGAATCCAAAATCAGAGTTGTTTATCTAAATACTTCTGATAATATTGTTAATTCCTACGCAATGAATGCAACACAATTAACATGGTTAGCAAGCACACTCGCAACAGTACAAGCAGGATGGAATGTAGTAGTTCTTTCTCACTTATGCGTAGATGATTGCGGCAGATGGAATTCTTATCCTGGCGACGCTTCTGGCGCAGGATTTGATACACTTAGAAGTATTTTAGCCGCATTTGTTGCAAAGACTGCTGGTAGTAATACAAGCACTGGAGTATCTTGGGACTTTACAAGTGTTCCATCATCTTGTAAATTAGTTTGCAGTTTCGCAGGTGATTCTCACTTCAATAATACCGCTGTTACAAATAATGTTAGATATATTGTTAGACAAGGTTATGGAAGCATCTCTGATTCTGAAATGCCTTCTGGTAGTACAAAAGATACATTTGATTATAATACTCAAGTATTGTTTGATGTACTTTGTATTAAATCTAATGGTAATGCAAAGGTATTTAGAATCGGTGCTGGTGGCGACACAAGAGATTTAGCATTTACTTTTTAAGGGAGAGATAAAATGGCAGTTATAAAATTTGAAACTACACAAGGCACAGTTGCTGAGTTGCCTATCATAGTCGCTCTCGATACAAGTTTATCTACCGCATCTACTAATGGAGTACAAAATAAGGTTATCACAACCGCAATTAATGCAATTGATGCCAAAATCGGTGAAATCAATACTGCATTAGATAATATTAATGGTGAGGTGATCTAATGGGTACAACAGCAGAGAAGTTAGCTAAGTTGACAGCGACAAAAGCTGATATAAAACAATCAATTATAGAAAAGGGGGTGTCGGTTCCGGCCGACGCCACCTTTGCCTCCTATCCTGGATATATTGACTAGATTAGTACTGGTATTGAACCTACAGGAAATATTGAATTACAACAATAGTCTGGTACAAATGTAGCACAGTATGCTACTGCTTCTGTTAAATCAGGCAGTGCCGCGACTCCTGCAACTACAAAGCAACAAAGTGCTCCAACATTTAGTTTAAGCGGAACAACTTTAACTGCAAATGTTGCCGCTACTTCTGTTAGTGTAATACCTACAGTAAGTGCTGGTTGGGTTGCATCTGGTACCGCTGGTACAGTTACAATGAGTGCAAATAGTAATACATATACTATTCCGACTCAAACAAAAACAGCAACAGATAATGGTACAATATCTCCAGATAGTGGAAAATTTTTAAGTAGTGTTACTGTTAATGTTCCTTATACTACTTATAGAACAGGTAGTGGCGCCCCTTCATCTTCACTTGGTAATAATGGAGATTTATATGTAGACTTGGGGTGATAAATTATGGCAACAACAGTAACGAAAGAATTTAGATTTGACTCCGACAATGCTGAAACCTATGCAGAAGCGGAGATGAATGTATTAAATCGAGACGGAAACTTTATTCGTCTTTATTTAAACAATACGAGAGATGAAGATATTTATCTTAAACAGAGTGGTAAAAATCAATTATTTCCAACTTCAACTGCAAAGCCATATAGATTAGACCACTCAATGCGTTATAGAAGAACTGTTGGTGGTACTTCTCATTTCTATTTTTATATTGATGGAACAGAAATACATCATACATCAACTACTTCAAACGATTATACTACTAATGATAAAACAAACATTACTGTTTCTGCAGTAACTAATTGTACTTCAAGTAGTGAATTTAGATGGTATGTAGCTGCACAGCGTACAACAAATGGTGCATTATTACTTTGGGATAAATTTATATTTTATTTTTATCAGTATGCACATGCCGCAACTGCTGGAACTGGTATTGCTAGTGCGACTGTTAGTACCGCTTCTCCTTATCAAGGAGATCCCGTTACATATAGTTGCACTCTTGCTAATGGCTATGAATTTGAAGGATGGTATAATGGTAGTACAAAAGTATCGTCCGATCAAACTTATACAGTAACCGCAGGAAGTGATTTAACATTAACCGCGAAGGGTAAAGAATTTGAATCATTTATTTATCTTAAGCAAAATGGTTCATGGATAAAAGGTAAGGCATTATACGAAAAAGTAAATGGTGTTTGGGTTCAAAAAACAACACCTCCAACTGGATATAGTAAAATCTTGAAGAAAGATTAATGAAAGACTCCCCTTTATGGGGAGTTTTTTTGTGTCATAAATTATTATATTGATTGCTTAATAAAATGACTTATATATGTAGATGAAAATCTATTATTAATTGAATACTGATATCTATTCTGAAATGATGAACAGATTTATCAGCACAGATTCTGAAATGATGGATCTATGATGCGATATAACACGGCTCAAGCGGGATAGGTATATCCGTATGAGTCGTTTTTTATTGCTTATTCAAAATTGAAAGGAGGAAATATGGCAAAGAATACATATAATCCCGTCTTAAAATACGGGACAGAAGCCGACTGGTCTAAAGCTAGAAACTTTACGCCGGAACGCGGAACAATTATTGTTTATACAGATACCGAACCTCCGAAAATGAAATACGGAGACGGTGAAAAAAATGTTAATGATTTACCGTTTGTTGGATATACTAATTATGAAGTGAAAGACAGTGTTCTTTCATTCGGTTAATGGGAGGAAGAAATGCCAAACATATCGAAAATTAAGTTACCTGGATTAGATACGCCTTATGATATTCATGATAGTTAGGCGATTCATGATCCGGCGACCAAGGAAAGCGGTTAGTATCTGTAGTATGATGGGACTAGTTGGGGTGCCGCCAATGTTGATTTACCTGATGATATGACAGGCGCCACAGCAACAACTGCTGGTGTGCATGGTTTAGTACCCGCTCCTGCCGCAGGTAATTAGGATAAATTCCTTAAAGGTGATGGAACTTGGGGAACAGTTGATTCCCTTCCGTCTCAAACTGGTTAGTCTGGTAAATTCTTAACAACTAATGGAACTACTGCAAGTTGGGCCGTGCCTGGTGATATGCCAATTGTAGTTACATCTACTGGTACTATTGCGGCAGGCGCCACAACTGTTACAGTACCTTATGTAGGTACTTATGTAAGTTCCTATGCAATTAATAGTTCTAATTATGAAGTGGTTACTGAACGTCAAATTAATGCAGAAAATGTAGTATTTACTATTAATGCCGCATTAAGCGAAGCAATTACTTGCAAGGTCGCATCAGCAAGCGTATCAGTGCCTAATGCAGATTAGGAGGCTTATTAATGAGTAAAGTAATAATTACCGAATCGAATTTAACAAATATTGCTGAGGCGATTCGTAATAAGACTGGTAGTAGTGCTACATATACACCAGGATAGATGCCTGAAGCCATTAATAATATTCCCGTAAGCAAATTTGAGGAAACTTTTGAAGTAACTCCAACTACGAGTGAACAGACAGTGACTCCGCGCGAAGGATATGTATTTAGTGGTGGTACGGTTCACGCTATGCCAACTGGTATTATGGGCACTGTATCAGCAAGCAAAGGGAGTGTAACTGATCATAGTGTATCAGTTACTCCGGCAATCTCGGCTGGTACCCCTGGTTATAATGCTATGGCTGCCGCGACTGGTAGTGCAGTGACTGTTTCTGCTAGTGAATTGGTTAGCGGGAATAAATCCCTCGCACCTTCTACTTCTGCGCAAACTGGTATTGATGTTACTAATTATGCTACTGTATCAGTATCTGCAATGCCTAGTGGTACGGAAGGAACTCCAGTTGCTACAAAAGGCGCCGTAGCAAATCACGCAGTATCTATAACACCATCTGTCACAAACACTGCTGGTTATGTTGCAGGTGGTACTCATACAGGTAGTGCTGTTACAGTTAATGCAAGTGAATTAGTAAGTGGTAATCTTGCATTAAATTCTTCTGCAAGTGCGCAAACTGGTGTAGACGTAACAAATTACGCTACCGTATCAGTTGCCGCTATGCCAGTTAATCCGTTAGATAACACAATTATCGCTGGTGAAGCAGAAGAAGAAGCAACTGGTGATTATGCTTGGAAATCTACAGTAAGTATTCCAACAGGTTACCATACTGCTCAAACACTTACAAAAACTTTTAGTGAAATTTTCCCTGCACCTGAAACTCCTGCAACTGCAAGTGAAATGCGTCTTGGATATTAGGCATATAATAAATCTGGTCAATTAATGACTGGTACTATGGCAAATTAGACCCCTGCATTTGACGGCGGCGCAATGAGCGAAGGTGGTATTATTGGTTCTGTTAGTACAATTCCAGTAGTTACACCTGTTGTAAGTGGTACTGTTGGGGACATTGTGGTAGATGAACGACCTAGTGGCACGGACGGAACAGACTATTGGACGATTGATCCCGCTGGTACCGTTACTACAACCGGTAAAGTAACAGGAAGTAAGACTATCACACGCGCCGCAGTATAGTATAATGGTGCGGTTAATGGTTATGTTAATCAGCCAGATAATACTGTGGTTATCGCGGCAGATACCGCAGGAAAGACAGTTAGTGTTGATACTAGTGTAACACCTCGTATTTCTGCCGGAGCTAATTTCTATATTAAGAAGGCAGTTAATGGTACTGTATCTGCGGATAAGAATATCAGTGAGCATACAGCTACAATTACTCCGAGTGTTAGTGCGGGTACTGCCGGATATAGTGATATGGCTGCACAAAGCGGTACTGCAGTAACTGTTAGTGCTAATGAATTAGTTAGTGGAAATATTAATTTAACTAATACGAATAGTACTGATGTTACGAATTATGCAACTGCGCAGATCGTTGATGCTAATTTAATCGCCGCTAATATCATCACTGGTAAAACCATTCTTGGTATTAACGGCAATCATGAAGATATTCCTAATATTCCAACAGATGCTGGTATGACTGAATTTAATGTTGATGAGAATATTGGAAGAATTTGTAAGTTTGTTGGTACGACTGGAACTTATGTAAACGATAGTTTTTATTTAGTTAAGGAGACACCTTCGATTACACCATTATGTATTACTGCAACAGAAGCCAATTCTACTGTAACTTTAACTAAGATTGGTAATCCAAGTTGGACCGGTAGTTATTCATTAGATGGTATTACGTGGAATACATATGTTCCTGAAACACAAGTATCTGAAAGCAATTATTCTAATACTATTACTTTGGCTAATATTGGTGATAAAGTATACTTCAAGGGCGTTTATACAGCGGCAAATGAGTATGATAAGCATTTACAGTTTGTTATGAGTGGAGAACTTAGTACTTCTGGTAGTATTATGAGTATGTGCTCTGGCGATAATTATTCTACTGCTACTACGATACCATATGACTATATGTTTACTGCATTATTTTATTTATGTCCAATAATCTCAGCACCGTTATTGCCCGCTACTACATTAACAGCATGTTGTTATTATAATATGTTTAATGGTTGTGCAACCCTTTCTGCCGCACCTGAATTACCAGCAACAACATTAGCAATGAGTTGTTATGCTAATATGTTTGAGAATTGTCTTAGTTTATACAAGTTACCAGAGTTATCTGCCACAACATTAGCTGATTATTGTTATTGGCAGATGTTTTATAATAGTGGTGCTATGTTATGTACTGGTAATGCTGGTAGTTATTCCATTCCATGGCGTCTTCCAAGTGCAGGAACAATTGATACAATTCCAGAAGGCGCATTATCGGATATGTTTGGATGTACCAATATTTTATTTGATACATTTACAGCCAATACAACATATTATAGTTATAATGATGAATATACGCCAGATTTACCCTTGCATTTCGCGGCTGTAGAAGCAAATAGTACCATAAAATTATAGTATGTGGGTTATTCAAGCGTGTCAAAAGTGCCCTGGAGTGGATCATATTCTTTAGATAATAATACATGGATTAATTATGATCTAAGCACATAGCCAGTTATTACATTAGCCAATATTGGTGATAAAGTATATTTTAAGGGTACATATACTGGCGCAAATAGTGGTAGTAAATATCTACAATTTGTAATGACTGGAAAAGTGGTCGCAGAAGGTTGTATTATGAGTTTTTGTTCGGGTGATAACTATATCTCCACAACAATTCCTTATGGCTATATGTTTAATTCATTGTTTAAAGATTGTACTGCTTTACTTACAACCCCATTTTTAGGTTTTACTAATTTAACTGTGCAATGTTGTGCCGATATGTTTAATGGATGTAGTGAATTACGCGATGTTACTCCTTTATATGCTGAAGTTGGAACATATTGCTGTTATGCACATATGTTTGAAAACTGCACAAGTTTAGTAAAATCATATGATATATATTTAACTTCAATGGATACAAGTTCGTGTTATAAGATGTATAATGGATGCGCTAAATTATTACTTCCATTAACTATACTCTATACTCCTACTGTACCATATGGCGGATATTAGGAAATGTATGGAAATTGTACTTCACTTCTATATCCACCTATTATTCAAGCAACATCTATTGGTTAGTATGGATGTTATGCAATGTTTTATAATTGTAGTGCATTAATTCGAGTACCTGTATTACATGCTACAACATTAACTACCTCTTGCTATGAGCGTATGTTTTTATCTTGTTCGAGGTTATATGTTGAAGATACTTCACCAGCATTTTATTATAGTCCTTGGACAATACCTGCAGATGGTGTAGCAAATGCCGCTGGTGCAATGTCATATATGTTTACTGGTTGTAAGGGTACTAGATCTACTGATGGACCGACATTTGATAATACGTAGATTACTTACTATGTAGTAAATACACCAGTTGGAGGTTAAATATGTCAATTTTAAAAAGATTAGTTGAGGCGAGTGATACTACTAATAATGTATTAAGCGCGAACAACCAAAAATATTCAAAAAGACGCACTTCGATCAATTCTGATTATTTGTCTAAAATTGATGTTTCTACATTTTTTATAAGAAAAGAATTACCAAATAAAGATTAATAATTAACTAACGCGATATGGCTTAAACCTATTTAAGCCATATCGCATTCTTGCGTTTGATGGGGTACGTCCCTGTTCGCCCATTATGGGAAGGAATGTCAAACAAACATGAAATATTATGGAAAAATTGAGGACAATAAAGACCTCGTAACTAAAGAATGGGTTGAAGAACACGGCGGTAGTGGTGGCGCGAATCCAATTATTGATGATACTAATCCAGTTAAACATTTAAGTGATTTAACTACTATTGGTATTGGATATAAGGAAGGCAATATTGATGGTCTTTCTTGGGATGGTGATATTACTGGGAAAACAGTTGTACCACTTGGCGAAGGTTTTAATTTTTATAAGATGGCCGGGAAATTAAAGAGTGCAGATGCGTCTTATTTAATTGATACTGAACTATCATTTACCGTTGACGGTGATGTTTATACTTAGACAATCAAAACTCAAGAAGAAGCTACCGAAGCAGATGCAGTATATTATGATGGTGGCACAGTATTTGAGGGATTTTATATAAATACTGGATTTGGAAGTATCGTATATGTACATAATAACAATACAGTATTTGCCGAAATGACTTTCCCTGAAGCTGGTATTTATTTCCCAAAATATGACGACGGAGAAATGGTTGCATTTGTCTCCTATTTAGATATAAAAGATATATCATATCATAAGATAGGTGCGCAGTATTTACCTGATATCAATCCTCAAGTAGTTGATAAAACATTAAATGAATATAGTTTCGAAGAATATGAAGAACTATCTACTAATGCGAATACAGTATTATATTCTCCATGGAGTTCTATTACTGATAATTCGATTTATTATTGGAATGGAGATACAACACTACCTTCTTTAGTGATTGATGGTACTACTTTTTATAGAGTATCGAATTCAATAGATATTAAAACATTAAATAGTGGTTATACTACTTCGACATTGGGTACATTTACAAACGATCGCAACTCAGCACTTTATGGGGATAATTATACTTGTCTCGCGGTTTATCAATATGGATCTGGTAGTTATGGTATTTATAATGCTATTAGTGATACATATATATCACGTATTCAATAGACAGTATCAGAAGGATTGTGGATATTTAATAATACATCTCTTGATTTAAAATTAATAGTACCACAAATACACAAAATGTCTACGCTTTATATTGATGGTTTTGCAAATGAATTTATTCCAGGATTGGTAAAAACAAAATATACTTCTTCTAGTGATAATTTATCAGAGATAGTAATTGATGATAATGGTGAAATCTGGTCAAATATTAGTGTAAGTGATACTGGTTCAGCAACTGATACTATATCATATATTACTATTAATGGTACAGAAAAAAAGATTGGAGGAAGTTCATATAATTTACCTATTGCTTCTGCATCTACATTAGGTGGAATTAAAGTAGGTACAAATTTATCAATTAATTCATCAACAGGTGTATTAAGCGCGACAGATACTACTTATAGTGATGTAACCACTTCTACCCACGGTTTAATGACCGCCGCAGATAAGACAAAACTAAATGGCATTGCGGCCGGCGCAAATAATTATAGTTTACCGACTGCATCATCTAGTACACTTGGTGGCGTTAAGATTGGTAGCAATATAAGCATTAGTAGTGGTGTAATTAGCGTGCCTGCCGCAGGTTTTGGAACGGCTGGTGTAATTAATTTGGGTTCTGGTTTTAAGATTCTTAGTAGCGGCCGCACAGAAACATTAAACTTTGTATCCAGCGGTACATATAGTGGAAATGGTTCATCTAATCGTTCAATTTCACTTGGTTCGGCTGCGAGTATGGTAATTCTCTCACTTGCAGGTGATATGACTTCTGTTACTGGTATCAAAGGACCGAATTTGCTTATTATTAAAGATCAAGGCGCTTGGCCTATGAGCGAAACTGGTACTTATCATTCAGTAGATTATAACCTCTCAATTTCTGGTTATAGTTTAGTAATACCTACTGCTAATTATTGGAATAAGAGTGGATGTAATTACGCTTGGGTTGCTTTTGGAGGTTATTAATATGGTAATTTACAAAAAAGATTTAGGATTTGAGTGCTTATATTCAACTCCAGATACTAATTTTACTGATACTCCAGATAGCGAGGTATGGGTAATTAATGATACTAGCGAATTAGCTTCAAAAGTACGCTCTTTATATCCACATTGGACTCCAATTATTAATGATAAAGGAGAATTAATTGATGCGCAAGATTCTGATTTAAGCTATGTGGATCGCGTTGGATGCATAAGACGCCAGAACGAATTCCGCGCCTTTAGAAAAACACAATTTGACGCATTTGATATTTATAAATCGAATTTGGAATATGGTATTCTTGATGAAACAACGGAATAGCATGAGGAAATATTGAATTGGTATCACTTAATGTTAGATTTTCCGGAATCAATTACAATAGCGAACTATAAAAATGCAGTATTTCCTACTGCTCCAATTGCGATAAATCAATATAGTGTAATACCACTTGAACAATTTACGTTAGATCAAATATCTGCGATTGGTATAACTCATTAATACATGAAACCGAGTAGTAAAATACTACTCGGTTTTTAATTACTTAAAACACTAGAGTTTTGATTTATTTTTATCACTTATAAAGAGAAGATATAGTCAATAAATTATTATGGAGGTATCATTTTGATAGTTTATGCTGAGATTGGAACTCTAATGAATCTTGGTATAGAGGGAGAAACGCTCGCACATATTGCGCGTTTTAATATCACCAAATGGATTACTACATATGGCGATGATCCCAATGCTAGAATTTCATTATTTGTAAAACAAAATGATTTGACATATCCTGTAAATATTACGCGTACTACTATCTCAGATTAGTATTATGTAGATTGGCAAGTTACTGATTCCACTACACAGTATTATGGTTTAGGTAAATGTATGTTACATTATCAACTAGATGGTAGTGGATGGAATGATGTCAAAGTTTATTTAGAACAACCAAGTAAAGATTAGATACGTAATCACATTAAAAATACTGATATAAGTACATTAAGAGCAGAATATGATACATCACAAGAATTGTAGCATATCGTATCACTCGCTCCTGCTCAGTTAGATGAAGGAGATTAGGTTACTCTTAAGCTTACTGGAATTCAAGAACGAGTAAATGATCCGCAATTATGGGATGTACTGATAGCGCGTACTAATCAGTATGAATTTTTTATTAATAACGCGCTTGTTCCATACGGAACCCCACATAGTCCTTATACCGATGTATTAACCACAATGCACAATGAACGCGAAGCTACTGAGGACGCCTATGAGGGTGCACTCGAAGCAGTTTCGCTGTATCCACAAATTGGCGAGGATAGTTATTGGTATACCTATAATCCAATTAGTGGTGAATATGAAAAAACTGAAGCTCGCGCAGGATTAGCAGTATTAGCAACATATACATCTCTTGCGGATATGTATGCAGATAAGACTAATATTCCTCAAAACGGTTTGGTAGCAGTAAGTCTTGATAATATTACCCATCTTTATTGTAGAACAACCGATACGCCAGGTGTTGTTGAATCTGGTTATTTGGATTTTGGACAAATTCAAGGAATTCCAGGTCCACAGGGTGAAAAGGGTGATACTGGCGAAAAAGGTGATAAAGGAGATACTGGCGCAACAGGTGCTACCGGTCCACAAGGACCATAGGGTGTAGCAGGTCCTCAAGGAGAAACAGGACCTTAGGGCGCGACTGGACCACAAGGTCCAAAAGGAGAGGACGGTACGCACACGGTTAGCGTGAGCGCATCAGGAACTTCTACTAATGAAGTTAGTTATATTACTATAGATGGTATAGAATCCAAAATTGCTAGTGGTAGTAGTATATCATCATTTGATGATTTAACCAATAGACCTTCATATAATGGTTCAACAATGTCTTCATCTACCGCAATTCCTGAAGTAAAGAGTGCAAGTTGGGATGCAAAATCAACAGTTACAGTAAGTTCGACTGGTACTGCTACTGATGAGATTTAGTATATCACTATTAATGGAGTAGAGAAGAAAATAGCGAGCAGTGGTGGCGGCGCGAATCCAACGATTATTGCTTCTGATCCATCTAAGCATTTAAGTGATTTAAATGAAATAGCACTGGGTTGGAAGGCTGGAGGTAATACTATTTCTTGGGATGGTGATACGACTGATAAATATACTTTTACTTTCAATTTGGGTTCTACACCATTCCCTATGTATTTAATTGATTCTAGTATTGTATTAACCAACTTCGATCCAGAAGGATTGGAAGTCTGTGTACAATATATTAATTCTTCTCCAGACGGTTTAGCTAATCGTATGATAATTAATCGTATAGGTCATAATAATCCTCTTATTCCATTAATGTGTACCTCATTAGGATTAAATGCTTATGCAATTTGGTCTGAAGCCATTGTAATTTTATATATACCGACTGATAATTATATATATGGTGATATAACTATTTTACATAGAGGTATTTATTTTTCAAAATTAGTTATAGATACGGAACAATATACTGTACGCTCATTTGAGACGTCTAAAGCAAATCATGTTCCAATAAATACATCTTATTTACCCGATACTAGTCTTATTATTGATAGTGATAATCCAGTAACATATCTTTCACTTATGGATGAATCAGTTGCAATTGCGGCGCCATGGATATATAAAGAATAGATTAAATGGGATGGCAATATTACAGATTTACCATCAATAATATTAAGAAATAATTCATATTATTAGGTGTCATCGTGGCCAATATCATATGAAAATATTATATCTAGTGAAATCTCAGTAAAAACCTTGGGTAATGGATTTATAGATATGGGGTTACCCGCGCCAATCGAGGCTTCAGATATTATTACCTTGGATAGTGAACATGAACTATATGCAATTTATCTAGGGGTAGATGATATATACTAGGCGATTATCGCGCATTAGGATACAGTATATGAATCAGTTAACATTACACGAGGCGTATGGTTTAGTAAATACAATATAGATATCCCAATAGAAGAGACAACCATTACTTGTCTAAATTTTATTTATTTATGGATTATTAACAATGATATTACACCATTAGACGTCAAATATATTGAAGGTTTAGCCAATAACACACGCCCAGGTCTTGTAAAAGCCGTACCTAAAATCGCATCCTAGACTCAGCAAGTTGGTATTGATACTGATGGTATGTTATGGACAAATCCAACATCTTCTGCTACATAGATTGGTATTGATGAAGATGGATAGTTGTGGACTGAAAATGATTCATATGTATTACCTATCGCTTCTACTTCTACATTAGGTGGTATTAAAGTAGGTAATAATCTATCTATTGATTCAACTACTGGTATATTAGATGCAACTGATACAACCTATAGTGATGTTACCACATCTAATCATGGATTAATGACCGCATCTGATAAGATAAAATTGAATTCTATTGCTATTGGAGCGAATAGTGTTAGCGTCAGCGCGACTGGTACATCGACAGATACTGTATCATATATCACTATTGATGGAGTAGAAAAGAAACTTGCCTCTGGTGGTGGCGGAGGTGCAGATCCGATTATTGAAGATACTGATCCCGTTAAACATTTAAGTGATTTATCATCTATTAGTTTAGGCTGGAAAGAAGATGAAATTGGTGTGTCTTGGGATGGAGATACGACTGGTAAAACTATGGTAGCATGGGATGAAAATATAAATTTATATAAAGTATCAGATATAAGTCCTATTGAAGATTTATCCTATTTATTAAATACAAATATGACTAGTGTTGTAAACGATGAAATTTATACTTTTACAATTAAATTAGAAGAGGATGCTGGAGAAGACGATGCTGTTTTATGGGACTATACTTCCACATTTCCTGGAGTATGGGGTATTTTCGATCAAATAGGTAACTTAATCATTTATATAACTTATCCAAATACATTCCTAATGGGCATTGTTTTTGTCGAAGCAGGAATTTATTTTTCAAAATATATCGAAGAAGATGAAGGAACTACTTATATAATCTATCCAAGTTATGTCGCATTTGATATGACTAATTATCATCAAATTAATTCTCGCTATATTCCAAATATGCTTCCACAGGTAGTTGAAAATATCAGTGATTCTTATTATACCACACACAAAGAATTATCAACTACAACCAATCATGTTTTATATGGCCCTTGGAGTAATCATGAAGATGATGTAGTATATGCTTGGAATGGAGATACAACTCTTCCATCTTTTGCATATGGCAATTATACTTTTTATCGTATCGCTGATTCTTGTTCTATTGATTCCTTTTTAAAGGGTTGGCATAGTATGGTGTTGTATGGAACAAGCGAAAATAGTGGTCGATATCGTGACTGGTCAAATGATGATGGAGATATTACTTGCGTTGGTATTGGTGCATTCGGTAGTGGTGGTTATCTTGCGTATAATGCAACGGAAGAGACATATGTATCTTATCTTGGACATGCAGTTGCTGAAGGATTATGGGTATTAGGTGAGAGTGCATATAATATTAGTATTACAATTCCGACAATTCATCTTTTATCAACTCGTTATATTGAAGGTTTAGCAAACTATATTGAACCTGGATTGGTTAAAGTAGATTATTCACCTGAATTAAAATATAGTGAACCAGTTGTAATTGACAACGATGGATTCTTATGGAGTACTTCAATTGTATCAGGTTTAACTTATTCAACTACTGTTCCTACTTCAGACAATAAAGATGGATTAAAAATTGTAGTATTAAATGCAGAACCAACTACACGATATAACGGATGGCTATACATTATTACTGGTTAAAGGAGATTGCTTATGAGTATTCATTTTGGACCTTTGGATATTAATCAGATTAGTGTTGGCGCACTACCAGTGTCTAAAATTTATTTAGGCACTGGTAATGCCATTTGGGAAGGCGATAGTTCTTTAGACTATCTTAAATTCACTGCGGAAACTGCTGGAGCATAGATTTGGATGCATATCAATGGTAATTTAAATCCTCTACCTGTATTAGAATATAGCAATGATGGAATCACTTGGAATGATTTTATTATCAGCACAACCGAAACTACTGGTACTTATATTACATTAGCTAAAATTGGAGATTATGTTTATTTTAGAGGCAATAATACAACATTTAGTACAAGCACAACAGATTATGTGCAATTTTCTACTTTAAACAATGTTTATGTGAGTGGAAATATTATGAGTTTATTAGATAAAACAGGTGCACAATTAAGCGTGCCTGATTATGCATTTTATAATTTATTTAATAGTACCAATATTATTACTCCACCAAGATTACCTGCTACTACAATAGGATAGTATAGTTATGCTCAGATGTTTGCTTATTGTACAAAATTAGTAACATGCCCGGAGATTAATCATATTACGTCAATTGCATTTTTAAGTTGTTTAAGTATGTTCGTAGGATGTACTAGTTTAACACATCCAATGACATCGTTGCCCAGTATTACAAATTATAATTCTTATCAAGCTATGTTTATGAGTTGTAGTAATTTGATATCCGCACCTAAATTACCCGCTATCGAAATCTATGGTGGTAGTTATGCATGGATGTTTTCACAATGTATTAAATTAACTAGGGTGCCAGATCTACCAATGGAACAGTTTATTAATGGACCACCCGCTCAGGGCATGTTCTATAATTGTTCTTCATTATATGTATCCGATACTTATGGAGCAGATTATCGATATATATGGGCTATTCCAGAGTTTTTTAACGGAAGTGGATATGATGGTGAAAATCCCGATATGTTTACTAATTGTTTGGGCACGCGCAGTACTGATTCACCTAATTTTTATAATTATAGGCAATATTATTATACACAAAACGACCCAATTTAAATTAATAATAGCCATAATTAAAAAGAGAGGTCATTACGACCTCTCTATTTTATTGCAATTGCGACCACTCGCATTCCTCAGGTTTTTTATCTTCGCGCCAGTTAATCAGCTTCCAAAGATAACCATATGCTGTTGGTCTGCCTCCACGGCAAACACGTCCAATACTATTTGCAACTACATTTTCATTTTGCTCTGCTGTTTTTATATATCGTGCGGCTTCTTGGTATGAATTATATATTTTAATTAATTCCCCGTTTTTTGTATATTGGCCAATTTGTTTTGGTGCGGTACAATAATCAGTTTTAATTGGGGATTTTTCTTTTGGTTTTGTTTGTTTTTCAGTATTGCGTCGATATTTTTGACTGCGTGATAAACTATTATGTTTATTATATGTTGGATTAGTTTCTAATGCAGATTGTACTACTTTTTTAGAACATGACATGATTTTACAAATTTCAGCTACTGTATATTTTAAATCCCATAAATCATTAATTTTTTCATAGCTAAATAATGTCCGTCCATCTCCACCAATTGTAATATTATATCCATTTGGAGCAATAGTATTGTATTGTTGAATGTAATATTGTTCCAATTTATTTAAATCATCGTCATTATCAATAAATTCTTCTATGATATTAATAGTAAAATTTTTAATGCCATATTTTGCAATAGCATTATGAATCGCAGTGCCATCTGATGGGTTGCTGCGAGATAAGTGTTCATTCAATCTTTTATTAAAAGAGCGATTTGTTTTACCAATGTACATTTTATTATTAATATTATTAATAAGCTAATAAATAATTCCCATAAATACCTCCATACGTTCTAATTATAAGTAAAAAAATTGGTATGGAATTCTAACAATTCCATACCAAAAACGCAGATTAAGCTTATTCTACTTGCGACCATTGGCAATCTTGCGGTAATTTATCGTTACGCCAAGCAATTAATTTTGGATGACGAATAGCATTAGTCCCTGTATCTTTAAAGAGTTCCATTCCTCCAACTTCACATACCTTGCCTACGTAATCACGCCAATTCTGCTTTACTTCATCAGTAATACCACTCAAATCTCCGAAGTGAACTAATTCACCATCTTTATATAGACCAATTTTGAGTGAACCTGCCCAGTTGTTGAACCAGGTCTTTGTTACGGGAATTACGGTGTCGCCGCGAACATATCCTTTGTATTGGTTAGTGTTGAGTTTCTCGTTAGTTACTGTATTCAACCAATAAGGCCATACTTCCAATTCCTTGCCAGTGTACTCCTTAGTTGGAGCATTGGCGCCGATGACTACACAGTCAACAGTTTCGCTTAGTTCCTTTTTCACCTTCATTGTGGTCTTGCTCGGACGCTTACCTGGTTCATACACGGCTGATTTTTTAGTAATTACGATGCCTTCGCCACCTGATGCGAGGATGTCTTGTAACTGCTCCCAGAGTGCTTCTCCCTCATAATAAACTGCGAAATCAATACACTCTTCTGCGCCAAAATCTTCACTCAGTCCCCTCACAACATTAAATCTATCACTCGCCGCCGTATTCACATAAGAAACACCATTATATGCGAGACAGTCAAACACATAGTAGTGAATTGGCTTTGTCTTCTGTCTATTCCACGCCTTTTCCTTCAAGCATCCCATAATAGTGGTTGTGTTCTTGCTACCTTCATTATTAGGGAATACTACTTCACCGAGTAGTGATGTTCCATTAGGCATCGCATCAAAGAAGTGCTTACACTGCGGCAACCACTCAATCTTATTGAGATAATCACCACCTACACCAACGCTGCGACCGATGAGTTCCATCTCACCATTTATTCCCTTATTGAACTGATAGAATGCTCCGTCCATCTTACGTGCGCCGAGCCAGTCGCCGCTAAATATACGATTCTTTACTTCGTTGCGTCTCTTCTCATCAGACCACGACGCCGGCGCGGACCAGTATTTCATCGCTTCGAGTGAGTGAAAATCAACATTATCTATTATATAACCCATAATCTCTCCTTTCATTTTACACTTTTATTATATCAAAAAATTATAAAAAAATCAATAAGGCGCGGTCTCAAAATTGTAGAGTAACTAGACTTCAAAACATCAATTTTACTCATCCAAACTGCGGCCGCGCCTTCTAAGTATCATTTCGTCATATTCCCTTTAGTCTTGTATATATCTCCGCTTCTAATAAACATCGTAAATATATGTGCCTTTTGCTTCAATTCTGCCAGAGTACCGTCATTATTAATACTCCAATTATAATCAAAATCCAACACATCACTGTCAGACGTATTAGACGTTGCCATCGCTTCTGCTTTTTCATTTCTAATCACCAGACTCACCGCGTTACATTCATTACTAAATCGTTCTAACTGCTTTGGTTCGCGCGCATCAACAAAAAACACTACTTTATCAGTCGGCACCTCAAATTGTCCATAAGGATACGTCGCCTTTCGGAACTCCTCACATAACTTATTGAATGTAATATCTCCCAAGTATGTATCACTCAAAAACGCTTTGAAATCACTCAAAAATTTGCGCGCCTCCGCTGTCTTCTCACCATTCCATCCACACTGTCTTGCCAACCCCTTGACAAAATCAATTGTAGATACTATATGGCACTCCCAATCGGCACTTGTAAGTACCTCCTCACAATAAGACTCAAATGTACTTTTGCCACATCCGGGCGCGCCATTGACTGTTATAATTATCATTTCATCGTCTCCGTAATTGACTGAACCATTTCATCTACTAAATTATTATACTTATCAGATGCATGTCCTTTTGTTTTAATAAACTGAAAATTCGCACTATCAAAAAAAGGTATTAATTGTCTCCATAAATCACTATTTTGTACAGGACCATTTTTAGATGTAGTCCAACCATTTGATTGCCATTTTATGTACCATTTTTGATTGACACAGTTAATCATATACGCACTATCACTAACAATTTGTATATCAGTAAAACTGTTATAATTATTTGATGCCCATTCACATGCCTTAATAGCAGCGAGTAATTCTGCACGCTGGTTTGTTGCGGGACGAAAACCTTCGGCCGCCTTATGCATTACTTCTCCATTATCATTTAATGCAATAAAGCCCCATGCTCCAGGCGCATTTGCTTCACCATTTTTACGTGTTGAACCATCAGTAAAAATTCGTATCATAAATTAGTCCTTTCGTCTTGAATAATAAGCATCATAGATTTCGCCTAATCCTCCATTCATTGTGTATAATTCTTGATGTTTATCATACAGATGTTTCATCTCGTTGCATACAATGATATTAATGGGGTATCCATTACCTTTTTTTACAATGTGACGACTGTTCCAATGCGTAAATATGAAACGTAAATAGGTAAGTAAATCACAATTAAGCGAAAGACGTTTTCCACTTATACCTGCGGCGATAAATGCAATTGAGAAGATAAATAGGTTTTCTTTATCATTGAGATAGAACTTGTCTAAACCTAATGCTTTTTCATTTTTGGTGCGATCCAAGATATGTTGTAAACTATCACTTACTACTTTATCATAAAACTGATATGTATCCATTTGTTCCTCCTATATTTAGTTTATTTTTAGTATAACATAATTTTAATTAAAAATCAAATTTATAGAGTGTTGAATGAAAATTGTTACTTAATTTATAGGAATTAAAGTATTGACTTTAATTTGAATTTTTGATAGAATCACGCGTACGCGCGTATTATATAATAGTAGATTTTGCGTGAGGAGAAAAAGGATGATAAGGAAAATGAATAATAAATCAAACATTTTTATTAAATTTATTGATAAAATAAACATAGTATCTTCACAGATTAGTGAGGTATAAGTATGGCCAATTGTATAATCAATTTTATCAAAGATACAACGGATACTGTATCTGGAATGCCAGATCCAATAATTATTTATAACGGGACATCTGGCAATTATGCAACAGTTACAATTCCGTCTAGAACTCCTACGCGTAGTGGTTACACATTTAAGCACTGGTCAAATTCATCAGGCGGTTCTAGATACGTAACCCCTGGAAATACATATTCATCATCTTTTAAGTATGGTTCTACATATAATATTTATGCCGTATGGGAAAAAAATGCGACTACTTATACTTTAAGCTATAACGCCAATGGTGGTACTGGTGCGCCTTCTTCCCACTCTGGGTCTAGTACATCTGGATCTGTTACACTTTATATTAAATCTGGAACTCCATCATTAAGTGGATATACATTTGTTGGATGGGCTAGTTCTAGTAGCGCTACGATTGCGGAATATACTTCTGGTGATCCGATAACACTTACATCTAATAGAACGATTTATGCAGTATGGAAAGCATACGCATATCTAGATTTCAATTCAAATAATACTGGTTCTGTATATAATATGCCTACTCGATAGTCTGCATATGGTGTTCGTGGATATACGGCCGCATTTACCTTTCCCTCTCAAGTTCCAACCTGTACTGGATATAGTTTTAAATGGTGGTCAACCACTTCAACTGGAGCGAAACATTTTACTCCTGGTAATACATATAATGTCTCCTATGGCAGTACACTAACCGCATATGCCATTTGGGATAGAACCTATACTATTGGTGTGGCTTATTATAATGGTAGTAGCAGTACTATGGGTACTGTTTCAGGCGGAGGTACTGGTATAACTGGTACGTCTGTATCAATATCAGCTAGTGCTAAAACAGGTTACCGATTTGTTGGCTGGTATTATAGTAGTACAGGCACGGAGTAGTATAGTTCAAGTGCGAGTACCACATATACAATCGGTTCCGCGAATTAGACATTATATGCCAAATTTGTATCTAACACTTTTAGTTTATCATTAGGATACGTAACTGGTTCTTCTGGACACGTCACATTGACTGGTGGAGGTACTTATAATTATAATAGCACCGCCACAGCTACAGCAACTCCCGCTTAGCATTATGATTTCGATGGATGGTATACTAATACTAGTGGTACTAGCAGAATAACTACTGCAAATCCCTATTCATTTACAATTACTAGTAATACTACGCTTTGTGCAAAAGTTATATAGCATACATATACATATAAGTTAACATTTAATGCAAACGGCGGAAGCGGCGCCCCATCGGCTTAGTCGTATTCAAGTGTTGGTACTTCACATACATTCTATTGGGATGGTACAGTTCCAACACGTACAAGCGCTTATTAGTTTTTAGGTTGGTCATTCGATAGTACAGCATCCACACCATCATATACAAGTACATTAGATTAGATTATTTTATATTCCAACAATCCGTCACGTACTCTCTATGCGGTATGGAAACCATTAATAAATTACACAATTAACTATAGTGCAAATGGAGGTACCGGAGCGCCTGGACAATCCACAAGTGGTTTTATTTCAAATGATTCTTGGACAACAACAGTATCATCAATTGTTCCAACTAAAGGAACTGATAGTTTCCAAAGTTGGAGTGGTTCTAATGGTAATACATATCAACCCAACAGTTCGATTACACTATATAAGGCATAGTCCTCAGTTACTTTAACTGCCCAGTGGGCGCCAACATATATATATCATCTTGACTATAATACTGCTGGTGGTACTCCTACAATTGCATCAGAACGATTTCCATCTAGCGGCCGCACCACTAACACACAAGCGCAATTTAGTGTTACGAATATTACGCCAAGCAAAGATGATTATGATTTCTTATATTGGTTATCCGATGGGACCACATATGGTCCTGGAGACAGTATTATTGTAAAGAGCACTGATGATAATTAGACACGCGTATTAACTGCATAGTATTAGCAAAAACAACATTGGGTTCAAGCTAGTTTAGAATCTGGTAGTAGTGGATTAGGTACTGTTAGTGGCGGAGGTCAAGGTATCGCAGGTTCTACTATTACAATAACGGCTACGCCTATTGAAACAGCAGATTTTATTGGTTGGTATGATAGTGGTGGCGGTACCGGAACCAAAGTATCAGAAGATAGAATTTGGTCAGTTACGGTTACAACTTCAAACTAGACTTATTATGCACGATTCAGGACAAAACCAACATATACCGTTACATATAATAGCAATGGCGGTACTGGTACGATTTCATCTCAAACTAAATATCATAATATAAATCTTCAATTAAGTGATGGTACTGGTTTTACACGTAGTGGATCAAAACTTAACTATTGGAATACACAATCCGATGGAAGTGGTACTGATTACGCATTAAGTGCAACGTACACACTTAATGCTAATTTAACACTCTATGCAATTTGGGAAACTACATAGGAGTAGACATTTGAATTAAGATGTTATTTATCAAATGTGCCTCGTTATTAGCACACAGTTGAAATATATGCTAGTGAATCAAATCACGTAACGATAGTTTTGTATACACAGTTATCTGATCCATTAACAACATATTTAAGTATTGCTCAAGCATTGGAATCTGGAGGTTATGATTATTATCATTCAGCTAGCGCTTCAGGAACTTGGT